AAGTAATGTGCACGTAGCTTACGGAGTTTATCTCCGATTTGATCTACAGTTAGTGCCATTATAAGTAACCCCCGTTAGATGCTAACTTCTCTTTTTCGCGCTGATAGTCTTCTATGTTAATAACCCTACGACGTGCCTGTTGGTCACGAGTCTGGAATGGGTTTTTAATGAAGGAGCCACCATATGCTCCAGCTTGATTGATATAATCACGCATCTGAGTTTCTGCAAACCAGAGTGCCATACATCCATCTTGTTTATTTTTAGTGCCAGCGGACCAAGTAATGAGCTGTTCGATCAACGATTTTATGCCTTCATTGTCGGACCGTGGCAAATCTATAAGGTTGCTTCCCTTGATATGGTTACCAAGTTTGTCAATCATTCCAAAGAGGGGAGCCATTGAGGCTACACCAAACTCTGCATCCATCTTGTTTGCGCCTGTGTAATGTTGAACAAGGCGAATACCGCGGGATGCTAGGAAACGGTTAATCTCTTCATCTTGTGTAAGGAACAACTGAAAGGCGTTCTTCTCAATAACCCAAACAGATGGCTTGTACTTTTCTGTCCATTCAAAAATCAATTCACGAATACGCTGTGGTGTAGGAGCAGGCATACGACTTGCTTCTAACACATAACGCTTCTGTGTATTTTTATCGCCTGCATAGGCAATGGAGAACGTATCACCAGACATGGCTGGGTCCATTGAGCAGATGGTATAAGAACTACTCATTGCTGCTGGGTGACCAGGAGCGCCTGGTAGTAGAGGGCCAATGGCTCTCATACCCGATACTGATCCACGTACTGCTTCAGGAGCGAAGACAGCTTCACTGTCAACATCTTGCTGCTGGTAAACCATAGCCCAAGTCTTTGGGTCTAGTACACCGCGACGCTTACGTAGGTTAGTCCCATCCCAGCGGGGATATAAACCGTCATCACCTAAACTAGCATCATCTCCAAGCCAAGGCTTGTCTGAACGTGGCCATAAGGTAACCCAATCCTTTGGGTCATCGGCAAATTCTAATACTGCTGGCATAGCCAGATACGTCCAAGGAGAAGTACCATCTGGGTAACGATCAGGGTTACGCATCTCACGATATAGGTCAATAGGATCTACACGAGTACCTACAACCAAAATCTTACCTGTTGGACCGACACGGGTCAGAACTTCCTGTTGGATCCATCGGATCTGCTTCTCGTACTCATTGGCGTTAGCCAAGGTCACGCAGTCATCCAAAACAATCAGGTCAGCACGAGCACCATAGATCTGTCCACCAATACCCAGTGCCTGTAGGGTTGGATCTTTTTCACCAGAGTCGCGCTCTAGGTAGATAGCGTCTTGGGTCCACTTATCAGATGATTCTTTGTAACCATCTGCTGGAGCATAGCGTCGTTGAAGTTCAGCGTAAGCGGGCTGTGTAAGCCTCTGCTTGACCGCGTAAAGAAAGTCCTTTGCCATTGTCAAGGTCTTGGAGACGATCTTGATACGGATATTAGGATCTACGCAGATGCGATAGGTGATGTAGTCAATACTGACGGTCATGCTCTTGGCATGCTCAGGTGGCATGTTCACGAGGACGTAGTTTGGAAAACCTTGCTCGTATTTCATGTTCCCGTGAAGCCACAAGGGCTTACCCTCTTCTAGCATCGAGATGATATTTCTCTGATGATTAAAAGTCTGGGAGTTGAGGTACTTGAGTCTAAAGTCCTCAAAGCTGATCTTTGCGTCTTCTTCGCTAATCGCGCCTTCGCGACGTGCTACGGCGCGGGCTAGGTCAATCGCCTCTTTAAATTGAGTATCCGACATGCGGTAGTACTCATAGGACTTAATTGACTTGCCAGTCGCGCGGACTGCATCCGCGATTGAAAAGCCTTTTTGTACAAGTTCAGCAATCGTCTGCTTGGCTTGAGTCGCGGTTAGCTGGCTCTCTGGGGCGATCTTGTATTTATTAGCCGATGGTTTAGCCATAGAATACACCCGCCTTTAAATTTATGGTTACCTCTGGTCACCGAAGGTGGCCTATGGTGGTCACTAGGGAAACTACCTATGGGTGGCGCTGTGCGCCGCCAATGGCAAGAATACAGGCCACGGCATAGCCGATGGCCAGAGTGTTAGATGGTCTATAAGCCGCGGCGGAGCCACGGCGTAGTAGTGGTATTTAAATACTCTCTATATAGTATAAGGTGGGAAATTAGTCATTCGTCCCGCTTTTATTCCTGTGAGTTATGTCACATTGTATAAAGCTAGTATTTTATACTGGTTAAGGCCATAAAATAGTTTCAGATAATCTCATATAGTGAGACTATATTTAGAAAAAATCATTGGGTTGATAGTTACATACACCTCGCCCCCATATTAAAATACCCCTAGTCGATAACCCAATTTTCTCCACGCTTGCCAATACTTTACCCCTACGCTCAACGACTTAGGCAAGCGGGCTATGGATCGCGTTCTTTATTGACTTTGATTGATTGATTATTTAATGCAAACTAAGAAGATTGCTAAGGATTGCTAAGGATTGGAAGGTGCTTGCGTGTGGATGAGGGTACTGTCCCAGCAACAGACAGCAACTACAGACAACAGATAGGCGACAGCTCAACACTATTCATAGGCACGCTAGGGCAAGATTAGGCGCGAACATGGGCAAGATTGGGGTAACAGCTTCCACAACGGGCAAGGCATGGTTAGACAATAAACCTATGAAAGTCTAAAGTAATAGTCTAGACATTGCCTGCGTGTTGCCTATTGACAAGCACAATTCCCCGCGTGTATCTTTATCCCGTGAGCACAAGCTCACCCGATTAGATAGGACTAATCATGAAAGATATAGTGCTCAAGATAGATACAAGCAAGATAACTTCTATCAGCTCAAGCGATAGTAAAGTACTTATGACCACGATACGCTTTGCCAATGGCTCTGTTATGTATGGCAATTATGACCTCTCACGCTTGATTAACTTCAACGAAATAATGTACGCATAATGGCGGGCAAGATGAAGAGTCACGTTATCCTAGCCGATACAAGCGGGACGGTATACGCTCAAGCTGAGATGACTCAAGCGGCGACCGATAGACTCATTAAAGAGTACAAGCGGGTAGGAATTGACCTTGTGAGCTATGGCTCACCCGATCAGATTCTCGCACAAGTAGACGCGATAACTAACGCGCTAGACACTAACCCTACAGCTCGCGCCATGCGTGAGAGTGGCAGACTAATGGTGATGGCATGTTAATACAGACTAAGGCTAAGTGTGTTGAGTGCTCCCGCGTGTTTAATTTATTGGATGACCTAGACTCTCAAGAGTGGACATACGGACATGATTGTGAGAGTGAATAAATGAGAGCTAGATCGCGCTCATACTACAGGACACGCACGGCAGTACGCGCTCTCTTCTGGCTCAGCCTTGCCGCGCTGATTGTGTTTATAGCTTGTGGCGTATGGTGGGACGGTCACGGGTGGGAGATAACTTTCACCCCGTATAAGTAGATTAGGTGCTTGATTATCGAGCAGGGTATCGCTATCCTGCTCGGTAACCTCTCACCTAGGGAGGAAACTATCGGAAGGATAGAAGATGACAACAGCGGAAGAAATGAAGAAAGAGCTACTTACCGCGCTATCTAATGGCGAGGAATTAGACGACATTAAAGATCGTTCTGGCGAGTGGGTAGACGGTTACCTACCTGTTTACAATAACCGCATTATTGAAGAGTGGCAAAGTATGCCTAGTGAGTACGACAACAGGGGACACGCTGAGTTAGGTATAAGCGGGGAGATTGACATAGTCAACTTAATGAGTCTAGATCTTTATCTTTACTACTCTGACCTATTCAATGAAGCAGTAACAGAGATAGAAGAAGAACTAGAAGGGGTTAACGCATAATGAGTGAACTATCTACCGTTCAAATGCGTATCCAATGGCACAATGATAAGAGCGAGGAAGTTAAAACTTTCGCCCTTATCCCTAACGATTGGAAGGGCAAAGAGTTATCCAACCACCCCGCAGACGGGGAAGTGTTCTATTGGCTAGAACCTGCCGAGTGGATAACGCTAGGAGCAGGGGAAATTTACGCCGATTTTGATGTTATAGATTGTGCGTGTGAAGAGTGCGAATATGACCGCGCAGGGAGCGAGGCATACAACAAGGCAGAGGAGGCAACACTATGAGCGATTACAAAGATTACGCGGTAACGGTTACCTATGACGGCGGAATAGGTATATCTGCCATAGATGAAGAAGAGGCGGAAAAAATAGCCCGTGAAATTATGCTAGAAGAAACTAATCCAGAAATGGCTAAGTACTTAGTTTACAAAGTGGAAGAGGTAAGCGCATGAGCACTATACAGAAAATAGAGATAGAGATTAGCAGTACCTACAAATGTGACGTCTGCGGATCTAATTATTGGCGTTATCTACATGAAGGAGATGAGAGTAACTGCGAGTGTGAGGGTGGCGAGTGCTGGCGTGTCTGTAATGAGTGGAACGACGGCGAAGGTTGCGACGGGGTAGCTGAGCTAGTAGAAGGGGTAATTAAGCATGCGTGAAGAATTGCAAGATTGCGGCTTTCATCCCGTGAGTTACTGCCACGGGTGCATGTGCAACCCGTGCACTAATAGGGATAAAGACCATGAGTAAATAATAGGGACGGGACACGATAGGCGCGGGGGCTTGACACTCTCGCGCCATCTCTTTATTCTAAGCACTACCGACCACCGAGGCGGTAGGGGAGCGTTTAGCTCACCGACGTAGACAACCGACC